CCTGCCGGTGTGTTGAGTAGTTCAACTTTGCCCATCAAGTCATCTCCTTCCCACCAAAGCTCTTTTACAATATGAGAAGCATTTTTGAGAGAGATAATCGGAGATTCTGGGTGATCTAATTCTCCGTAAGCATTTCCTACCTTGACAAAGTTTTCTACGTAATTGTCTACCTCTCTTTCAAGAATAGGCTTTTTGTATACTCTTCCGTTCTGGTTCTTGGCTTCTGCTCTCTGCATAACGCCGGTTACTTCGTATACACCGGGACGCTTTTTACTCTCTGTAAGAGTTGGTCTAGATGAGGTAACGTCTACTATAAGTGTCTGCATTATGCTAATTGTTTTTCTTCTTCCTCCATTGGTACTTCCATTGCAGGTGCAGGAGTAGCAGGAAGAGAAACGTTTTGATATTTTCTAAGAACATCAACCAATTCAGCTATAAATGATTTAGCAACTGCTGGTGCTCTTAAATGTCCAACACTCTTGAGAGCATTCTCTACTTTGTCTCTATGGGAAACAAAAGACTTCTCAATGTCCAATACTACGCTCATGAGCTCCTTAACTCCTTTTGTATAGTCAGGGAACATATCAGTAAGTTCAGTATTATCTGTATCTACTAGATGTCTTTCTAGTTTCTCTGTTCCTTCGTCTAAAGCTTGAACTACCATAGCTTTAACGGCTTCTCTGAGCTGAGCTTTTTTCATAGCGTTAAACGTATCCGTATTTCCCTCTGCTTTACCGCCTTTCGGATCAACAGTTCCTTTAAAAAGAGCTTTCTGATCTACTTCTACTTCCCGATCATGCTTCTTGGTTCTCGATGAATCTCCAGAAAGTTGATTTAGGTAGTAATTAGGATCTTTAGATAGTCTGTCTACAGCTTTTTTGAGGTGCTTCATTCGAGTAGCCTCGTCAAAGTTAATATTAACAGTGTCGAAGCCGGCTTTTTCTAATTCGAAATCAAGTCCCCTGCGAACAGAGTCTGGAAGGATCGTATCGATCTTTTCGGCTACATCTTTGTAAACATTTTCATTTACTTCTTCGATCTCTGCTTCATTAACTTCGATGCCTCGGTTATACTTATGCGGATCTAATCCAAGCTGTGCAGCTGCTTTTTTATGAGACCCTAACTTCTTGCCGAGAGCCTGTAAGTCTCTAGCATGTTGCTGTACAGTAGCTTTAATTTTTTTAGCATCCTCAAGATCTTTCTCTGTTATTTCAACGGCATCTTCATCCGGCTGCTGTACCCCCTGAGACATTCTGATTACATAGTCATATTCGTCCTCCATAGGGGTCATATTTTTCACCCATGCATTAAGGTAATGACCTAATTCACCTGGGTGCTTTTCCCTATCAAGCCACTCAACTGGGTAGAAGTACTTGGCTACGGTTGCGCCCTTATCTCCGGTGACGGTTAGTTGAATAAACTTAGACTTAGCTTCCGAGATCATACCTCTATTTTTGAGGATAGAAACAGCATCATCGTACCCGTTAAACTGAGTAATGAACTGTGGGTGAGCAAGTCTTGCATCACGGAGGAATTGTGCTTTAGCATATCTTCCTTCTAAAACGCCGTTGTATTTTTCAGTCAGTGTCCTCATCTAGATAGTCAATTAATTTTGTGCTAAAAGGTCTTTTCTTACGCTTAACTGTTGTGTAGCCAAGCTTCTCGCCGTACTTAGTAGCCTTATTTTTACCAGAACCTTTCTTACTGAATGCAAACGGCGTTGCATATTGGGCACCGGTACCCGGTGTAAAAGTCGCACCAGTACCAGTGGACGAAAGCTCTTCAAGAACTTCCTGAACAATTGCTACTAGTTGACTCTTTTTCATAAACTTTTAAGTTCGTTGATAAGATCGTAGTACTGCATCAATGCAACAAGAGTACCGTCTGTGATCTTATCTTTAGAATCAAGGGGCTTGATAAGCTTGCTAATCTCCTCTAGTTTGATTCTAATAATATCGTCTGTTACAAGTTCTTTTCTATTCTCAACTATTGTTCTAATATTCTCAAGCTCTTCGTTGATAAACTTCCGAAGTTTAGTCTGGGAAGATACGGATGTAATGAACTCTCTTAAAATTCTTTTCTGCTCCGGAAGAAGATCTGCGTACTTGTTGTTGAATTTTTCCAGAAGGACCTTGTAGGTAAGAAGTCGTAAATCTTTATCAAACTTCGAAAATTCCTCTACCAAAGCATTCTTAGCATCATCTTCTGAGATGTTCTTAGAGGTTAGGTGCTCCATAACTGTTACCTTATTTTCAACAAGAATGTCCGGATCAACCAAACTGTCGCAGTTATGTGCCTCCATTAGGCAGTATAGAGCAGCTAAGGCTTTATAGTCTCTTACTTTGATAGAAAAGAAATCGTCTAGGTTGTAGCTCTCTTTTAGGTCCTTAATGAGCTCATACTTCTGATTCTTCAGAGATGCTCTATCAAGTTTTCTAGAAACCTCTAGAATAGTAGAAACAATAGACTCAGCTTTGTTCTGTTTAATCTCTGTATTCTTGGTTATAAACTCATAGAGCTTATACTCTTTGGCAAGAAATGAATTACCAGAGTAATACTTTTTCAGGATCTTAACAGCCGAGGAATCTTTCTTAGATAGAGTATCGGCCGCGATTTGCTTAACAAGCAATTCGAAGATTAGACCTGTATTGCGATACTTTGAATGTTTAATTTTCATAATATAGTGTTACTCTAATAAATATGTACTAGTCCTCTAAATCCTTAATATTAGATTCATCGAGGAGTCCATCCTCAGCTTTAGTTCTATCAGCTTCAAAAATCAACTTCTTGCTTTCAAAGATATCCTTATTTTGAAGATAAACTATTGCTGCTCTAGTAGCTTCATTAACATTTTCATTATCGCTTGGGTATCCTCCTTGCATATCATGTCTACCTAATCTGTCTCTTCCTCCTAAAGGATCATCCTGTGTTCCGTAAATGGACATTTTCTCTCTAGGACGTCCACCGGGATCCTTTTCATCATATCCTAGAGGAAGTCGAGTACCTGGGTCTGTTCTACGTCCATACATAGAGGCCAGATCATGTGGGGTTCCGTATGAGCGTCCACTTTCTGCAGGATCGTTTCCTTCATTCTCTATCTGTAGAAGTCGGAAAATTCTCTTATGATCCTCTCTTACTAGGTCTCTCATTTCATTGTAAGTATCTTCTGACATATCAAATAGATTGTCGTAGATATAATCGGTAGAGAATAGTTTAGAATCTATCATCTGAGATGCTAAATCAATCTTCTCTTTCATGAGAGCAACTTTTTCCTGCTCAAAAATGATAGAAGGACCGGTTAGATGAATCTCAAAGTTAGTAAGGGATTCACCTGTAAATCCTTGAGAATAGAGGTGAACTAATGCAATCTTAGTTAGCTCACTCTCCATAATTTTCTGAATGCGCTCTACCGTTCTTGCAAAGCGAATGTCTTCTGCTGCAAGGGTTGCTTTACCTTGTAGATCTCCTTCATATCCGAAATATGCTTTAGGAATCTTAAGAGCAGCAAACATCTTATCGCGAAGGTACTCTACGTCCTGTATGCCATCGTAGTCTAGTCCCTTGGTAGTATCTATACGAGTTGTTGTGTCATTACCGCGGACGGGAATATAGAAATCCTCCAACATGTTTTGGAGGTTAAAGCGTAGATTGTACTGGCCGGTTTGCTGATCAACGTACGGTGTTTTCTTCATCGTGTTGATCGTTTTCTGCATGAACTGCTCAACCTCTGCAGGAGGAATGTTTCCTACGTTGATGTAGAACATACGCTTTTCAGGCGATCTCATGATGCGATGAATCAACATTGCATCTTCCATCAGAGTCATCTGCTTGAATACTTTTCTAGCAGGCTCTAGATAAGAACGACCATACGGTAGGTAGTTTGTATCGGAGATAAGACGGAAGTGAGCTACCTCGTAGTTATCGAGATGAATGACTCTCTGGTCGGATTTCGGTATATAGTTCGGATCGTTCTGTGATGCTAGACCATCAGGGTCGATCGTAAAGGTTACTTTTTGAGGTGCGCCTGGATCCTCACCTTCTCGTCTAACCATGTGGTAGACAGTGTAGGGTAGAACGTTGTATACTCCAAATTTTTCAGAGATTTCTAGCTTGAGAAAGAAATCCCCGTACTTGCACATGTTGCGAGTCCAAGACCAGAGGTTGAACTCGATGTTAAGAACATCGTAAAAAAGATTATAGAGTACTCTCTGAATGTTTTCGTCCGAAGACTTGATAGAAAGAACTTCTCTCTGATCATTTTTTAGAGTAGCCTCGTCTGCAATAATATCAAGAGCCGATGCAATAATCGGATCGGTGTCCATTGCTTCATAGTCCGAGTAGAGCTGAATCCTAAGGGTCTGATAATTCAGATTAGGATTGAAGATGTTCTTGTTATTGTAGATGTACAGGCGAGAAAAGCGGTCGATCAGAGCATTGGTCTGATACTTGCCTGTAGTCTGAATCTGGTTTACATCTGCTACTTTCAGTTCGTTACCGCCTACGTTACGGATAACGACATCGGTCGAAAAGAGACGTTGTAGCCTAGAGAATAGTGATCGATCCGCCATTAATGGGTAATTTTATATATAAATAGTCCTACTTAAGTATCCACCCGATATCTTCTGTACCATGGGCGGTTTCTACAATATACGGATTATTTTGTTGTCTTCCAACACTTGTCATAACTGTTGGATTTCTTTGATTTAGGCTAGAAAACGAAGAGAGTTGAGCTCTCGCTAAATCCATACCCTGTTGACGTAATCTTAATGCTGTATCTCTTACATAGAGTCCGGTAGCAAAAGACATTACAAGGTCATCGTTATAGTTTGTCTGTGCTTGTGCTTTGCCGTTTTTCCAAATGAATACTCTCATCTCATTGAGAAGCCTCTGGGAGAGTATAGTGACGGAACGTTCTCTAATATACTCCATCATCTTAGCAATAACAAGAGGACGTGTCCTCATAGACATTGTAAAGCCGGGCACTAGTCTATTGTTTTCGTACTTGGACATATACGACTCTACAGTTTCATGTTCAGATCTTGGAGAGTAGTAGAGATTTCTATACTCCCTTTCTAGTATCTGTTCTATAGTAGCCCACCCAATATTTGCATTTTCAACTACTAGTAGGGCGTCATTAAATTCTGATCCAATAGCCACCAGAACATTACCGAAATCTTTTGGAGATAGTTTTCCTTTATATTCTGCTACCTGTGTGGCTTCTTCGATATCAAACACGTGGAAGGCTGAGTAGTCGGTAGAATCTCCTCTCGCTACGTCAGCAACAACCATATATGATTTAGTATAATCGGCCTGTTCCCAAATCCATAAATTACCATCTACCCCTCTTCTCTCTATAGGATCTCTAATTAGAGTGCTTTCGTAATGTATCATATCCTCCGGTAGGAACACAGTGTCACCGGACGATAGAAAGTCGCAGTCACATTCCTGGGCAGCCATTCTAATTCCCAAGTCCGAGTCCTGTTGATCTCTCCAGGATTGATCTCTTTCAGGGTGTACGTTCCAGGGAAGCCTTATGGGTAGAAAGCTATTTTCTTTTACTTCGGCTCTCTCCCAGGTATGGTGGAACCAGTTTCCTACGCCATTAGGAGTAGAAAGGGCCAGACATTGACCTCCTGTAGCAAGGGTCTGTTGTGCAGCAACGAATGTTTCTTCAATGTTGTCGATAAAAGCAGCCTCATCGATAAGTAGGAGAGATACTGCTTCAGATCGTGCAGAGTCAGAATTAGAAGATACAGCTTTAATTCGAGATCCATTTTTAAGTCTAAGGCTAAGTTTGTTGTATTCTGTATGCTTTAATTTAAGCCATTTTGGCAAATTATCATACATAAATTGTACTTTTGTTACCAAGTTTCTGGCTGTAGCCTGAGTAGTAGCAAGAGCAAGAATGTTCTTATCCTTGTGGAAAAGCATTAACCAAAGAGAATACCCAGCTGCTAGAGTAGATATACCAAGCTGTCTAGACTTAAGAGTAATTATATACTGGTGGTCTTTGAAGAGATGCAGAACCTTTCCCTGGAATGGGTATAGGTTGAATAGAATACGACCACGGGTAGGATGCTGGATATAACAGTACTTCTTCATGAAGTACTCTGGATCGTTAGCGCATTTAAGAAATTCTTGCGCTATCGCTTTTTTTATGTCTTGTTGACTCATTACCTTATTTCTAGAGCACCAGGTCTAAAAGCTGCAGGGTATATTCCAAACCTTATATCAGAAATTCCAAATCCATTCCTGTTTTTTCTGTAGGTTGCGTACATAGTTGGGTAATAGCCTGCATCTGGGATAGCCGGGTTAAGTACGGTGTGATTACTATCTAGGAAGTAGGTATTCCCCGATTTTTTTATCTCAACTGGTCCCTGAACTAGTGCCTGTACGTTATCTACTCCGAAATTTCTTCCAGGTTCAAATTCTTTACCGTATACTGCTTTTTGAATTAGATCTTTCGACTCTATTGCTTTTTTAAAACCAGACCCGGGTACCATTTGGTCCGGATTCTCCAATTCTTCCTTTACGGAAGCTACAAATTCTTTAACTTCTGGATGATCAGCAAATTCAGAAAGTCCTCCGTATTGCTGAAAGTGTTTGGCTGTAGAACCTGCTTTGTGGGAGAGGAATATTACAGGTTCTCCATTAGAGTTGTCAAGTGTAAAATCTGCTTTAGGAAATCCTTTTACCGTAGTTGCACCTACTATATCGGTATAAATCTTCCCACCTACTGTTAAATCGATAGGATTTCCTTCGTTAGCTTTTTGTATTTCTAAACTAAGGTCGGCTAGAGCTGCGTCTTCTAATTTAGTTCCGGATCCTGCTCCTTTGCCGCCGTAGTCTGCGGTTTTTTTAAGATCAGCTGTGCTTACTTTCTCTTCTTTGCCGTCGACTTCTCCAACCAAAATCAAAGCTCCAGTTCCGTTTACGATAGAATTGAATATTTCATCCCTATCAGAATCTACCGAGAACTGGCTTCCACCGTCTAACAGAGTATGAGCCTTAACCGTACCTCCTCTCTTAAGTTCAAATGGTTCCTGGTCTTTAAACTGATCTACAAAAAGGTAAACTCTGGCGTTATACTTTTTAAGCTGTGATCTGGAGAGATTCGTTTCGTTCAAGGTATCGAAAGAAATTCCAAACAAAGATTCGAATACAGCTAAATCCTTCTCATTATTTAAATCAGGATAGCCTTTCTCACAGCGGTACCCCCACTCTAATATAATTTTATCTAAGAGATTCATTATAGCTCTTCTTCTGGGGATTCGCCGGGCTCTTCGAACTCTACTTCTGCTTCTCCGGGTTCTTCTGCGGGTGCTTCTTCACCGCCCTCTTCCCCTCCTCCAAAGTCTCCACCTCCTCCTTCTTCGCCGGGGAAGTCTCCACCTCCTCCGCCGCCGCTGCCTGCTTCGAAGCCGTCTCCTTCAGCTCCACCTCCTTCTCCTGGTCCTTTGACAGGTCCGTATTTGAGTAGATCGTTAAGCTTATCTAGAGCCTGTTGAAAGTCGTTTACTTTTGCAATATAGTAACGCTTACCTGCAATCTGTGCTTCAAACCCTTTACCGAGCCATTTTAGATGGAACATCTGTCCATTCTTTAGAAGTACTTTGAATGTAGTCGGCTTGGGGGCAACCCATTGAACGTCTTGAACGAACGTACGAAAATCATCCGTCATTAGGCTTACTAATGTACGATGAAGGGTAGGAAACTTGCCTAGAATTTCATCTGTAGCATCTTCTAGGACAGCTCCTTCACCTTCCTGTTCACGTAGTACTTCGAATACTACATCTTCGATGATCTCTCTCAGTTCGTATTTGTTCATTTGAGATTACTTTTTAATACTGTTTGAAGTCTTCTTCAAGTATTCAAACATCACCTTAACATTTTTTTCAGAGTTGATTCCGGCAATATGTATTTCATCGAGAATAGTGTGGAAGGCGCCATATTTCGTAGCTGTTCCAACTACGATTTTGAAATTTCGAGTATCTAATTCTCTTACTCTGATGATAATACCGTCTTCCTTAGAATGAAACTCATCTACTATATTGCTCTCTGCTCCTTCTGCAAGATCTTCGTCTTCGAATGTAATGTGCATCTGAAGTGTTCTTTCAGCATTCTCAAGTGATTTGATAACCGATTGTAATGTATCGATTAAGTCCTGATCAGATGCTCCGTAAGGATGCGTATCTATTCTTCTACCGTTCTGAACGTAGTTGTAAACGTCTGATGCAAATCGAAGAGCAGGTAGAACGTTAATATCCTCCAATGTGCTTGTATCCCATCTAGGTCCATCCGCTAAATGTGTTGACTCCTCTAAGGCTCCTATGACTTTTTCAATCTCTTCTTCGTGTGCTTCGTATTCTAGGTAGTGAGCAGCTTTCTGAATATAGTCATGTGCTTTGACTACTTTAGCTTGCCACCAGTGAGGAAAATCGACCTCTCCGGGTACCTTATCGTAGTGGTGTAGTAGTTTATAAAGCTTTACTCCGTAATGTATAAGTTCATATACCGTACCTTTAAGCATGTCTGGCTCATCATCTACGTGTCCTACATCTAGATCTCCGGTATCGTATTCAGATGTAGCTTCCTTCATGTTTTCTTCAACGTTTGTATCTGATACAGCTACATTCTGAGCTTCTAGATCCTGTAGGGCATCGAAGGCAGTTTGCTCGTCTCCAAAATAGTACAAATCAGATCCGCTTGTTTGAAATTGCTTACGGTACAGATCATCTAGAATCTCCAATGCTTTTCTAGCATCTCTTAGATC